CAAAAGATATTTATCTGAGGTAAAAAATTGGGGTGTAAATGAAGCAAAGTGGAAAGCAGCTAAAGAATTCTGTGAAGATAGAAAATGGACCTTTCACATATTCACAGAAAAAGAGTTAGGAATTAAATAATGAACTTTTTCGATATACTAAAAAAATCAGCAAAAAAATTATCACAAAGTGAATATTTTAATTTTTTAAAGAATATATTTTCACAAAAAGGAACAAATGCTTTTTCTCCTGGAAAACTTTATGCCTTTTCTTACAATGACCCAAAAACTAGAGATAGATTAGACCATTGGGATACAACACCAATTATATTATTTTTAGGTCCAGCAAAAAATGGTTTTTATGGTTTGAACTTTCATTATCTTAGTCCAGGAGAAAGAGCTGCATTTTTAAATGAACTTCAAGACAACGAATCTCAAAATGTAAAAATAAATGTAAATGCTATACAAAATTTAACAAAAAGTCCTATGTTTAAAAGATCAATTAAACATTACATAAGTTTTAGAGCTAAAGGTATTAGAGAAATACCCCCAGGTAAAGATTTTGAAAATTGGATAAATATTTTACAGATGTCAACAGGAAACTTTACTAGTGATAGAAGAAGACTGGGTTCAAATTGGACACCATACTAAGGAAAAATAAATGCCTTTTAATATAAACGATTTTAGTTCACATATAAAACAAAGTGGGTATTTAAAAAGAAACAATTATGATTTAATTGTATCACCACCACCAAATTTATTAGGTTTTATTATTGGAGGCAATGAAGAAATAATATCTACTGATGTAACAAGAATGATGACATTTAGGGTTAATAATGTAAGAACACCACAAGTTTCTCTAAACACAACAAATATTAGAAGATATGGTGTTGGACCAGTGCAAAAATATGCATACACATCTCAGTTTAATGAAATTATTTTTACTATTACTTGTGACGAAAAAGGAACTATTTGGCATTTTTGGCATAATTGGTTAAGATCAGTCTTTGATTCTACTGGTGGTTCTGACCAACTAACTGGAAATTTTAACACATTTCCAACATATTATTCTAGATTTAGAGACGAGTATTCTTCTACAGTACAGTTAAATTTATATGATCAAATAGCACAAGATGAGAAAACTGGAACTTTGAGATTTGATATGTTTGAAACATATCCAGTTAATATAATGGAAACACCACTATCTTGGTCTGATACAAGACTTCTTGAATTGACCATAGTATTAAATTTTAAAGATTTTACTATAGTTGGTTCTGATGTAGAAAGATTTGAAGAATTTGGATTTTTTTAATTTTTAAAACGGAGATAAAATGTTACCTAAATTAAACCACCCCATTCATAATATTGAAGTGCCGTCCCTAAAAAAGAAGAAAAACTTTAGACCTTTTTTAGTAAAAGAAGAAAAGATTCTTTTAATGGCAAAAGAATCTGACGATTCGAATGATATTTTAGTTGCAGTTAAACAAATTGTTAATAATTGTTCCCTAGATCCAGATTTTAATATTGATGATTTAGCATTGTTTGATTTAGAATATATATTTCTTCAATTAAGAGCAGTTTCAGTTGATGATATCTTAACTGTTTCGTATAGAGATAATCAGGATGAAAAAATATATGATTTTGATATAAAATTAAAAGATATAAAAATAGATATTCCTAAAGAAACAAAAAATGTTATAAAAATTACTGATGACATTGGAATGATTATGAAATACCCATCCACAAAACTATATGAAGATAAAGAATTTTTAAACGAAAAAGATGAACAATTATTTAAACTTATTGTAAGATGTGTAGATAAAATTTACAAAGGTGATGAAATTTATGATTTAAGAGATTATTCATCAAGTGAAATAGAAGATTTTCTTGAAAATTTGAGTGTGAAAGTTTTTGAACAGGTTCAAACATTTTTTGAAAATTGTCCAAAATTACACCATACAATAAAATATAAAAATTCTCTTGGAAATGAAAGGACTATAGAATTAAATTCTTTAAATGATTTTTTTACTTGGCGTTGAGTCATACTAATTTAGAAAATTACTACAATACAATTTTCTCAATGGCTCAACATCACAAATACAGTATATATGATTTGGAAAATTTGATTCCTTTTGAAAAAGATTTGTATATTAATATGCTATTAAATTATCTAGAAGAAGAAAAAAGAAATAGAGACCAAGAAAGTCTAAGTTAATGGCAGAAGAAGAAAATAATACAAATAATCAATCTACACAAATAATAACAGATAGAATTGATTCTTTGTCTTCAGAATTAAAAATATTATCACGGGTAATAGAATTTGATAAAAAAGTTACAGAAGAAAAATTAGAGAAAATAGAGTCTAATAATAATAACAATCTAAGAGAAGAATCAAAACAAAATTTTGAAAAATTATTACAAATAGTAACACCAACTATAAACAATTTAAATTCTTTTCTAAATGATAATGATCTAGAGCAAATAACAAAAAATCAAAATGAATTAGAAAATATATTAAAAAATATTGAAAAAAATATTAGTTTTATTGAAACTAATGCATCAAAACAACTTCAGAAACTTAGCTCTGATTCTGATAAAATAATAGACAAAATAAACAAATTATTTTTATTTTTAGAAAGAAAAAATAGAAAAGAAACAAAAGAAAAAAATAGAGATTCTGTTACATCAGATCCAGTAACAGGTAGCACCGTATCTGGACAAAGTGATACATTAGTTACTAATCAAGCAGACGGCACAAAAATAGAAAACAGAAGAAATAGAGATTCTGTTTTTAAAAGAGTAAGAAGATCAATTCTTGCCAGTACTCTCGGTGGTTTGGCAATAGGTGGACTAGTTAGTTTACCATCAGCACTTGGAGTTGAAGGACCACCTCCAAATGTTGTACCACCAGCATCTTTGCCATCTTTGCCATCTAGAGCGATTGGAGGACCAGTTGATAATAAGGGGATTACCAAAAAATATAAAGTTGGTGAAAGAGGACCAGAAATTTTTACTCCAAATTCACCAACTACTACACCTGATGGTAAAAGAGTTAGTTATCTTGTTGGAGAAAATGGACGAGAAGTTCTTGCTCCAGAAGTACCTGGAAGGATAACACCAATCGATCCTTCGAAAACTGATAGTATTATTAATAGTGTTAATGCTACTGTTGATCCTTCAACAACTGGTGAGTCTGTTAATGCTACTGTTGCTTCCTCAACAACTGGTAGACCTGGTGATCCTACTGTTGCTTCCTCAACAACTGGTGAGTCTGTTAATGCTACTGTTGCTTCCTCAACAACTGGTGAGTCTGTTAATGCTACTGTTCCTTCTTCAATAACTGGTGAGTCTGTTAATGCTACTGTTGCTTCTTTAACAACTGGTAGACCTGGTGATGCAGTTCCTGTTGATATGATGAAACAACCAAATCTATTGAATGGGTCTGAACAACAAAAAACAACACAAAATGAACTAATACCACCACAAAATAAACTAATACCGCCACAAAATAAACCAATACCACCATCACAACAGACAAAGATACCACAGTATCAAAATGGACAGACTCAACAACCAGAATCTCCAGAAAGAAGACCCTTAATATCACAAAGTCCACCGACACAATTCGGGTTAGGAGATATTCCATCACAACCTGGTAACACCACAGTACCAGTACGAGAAGCACAAATCCCTACTACAAATTCATTTGGGAATTATCCTCCTCATCTAAACCTCAATTATCCTAATATTTCTGTGTAAAAAAATATGTTAAAATTATCAACCATATTACCAAGTCTTAGAAAAATATCTTCTTCTATTGTTAATCTTAGAGAAGAATCTAGAAAAAATACTATAATACCAAGAATTTCTAGTATGAAAAATATTGAAATTACATCTCAAACTAATAAGTTAAAATCTATAGTTTCTAATATAAAAATTCCAAATACAAAAGTTTTACTAGAAAAAAATAAACAAATATCTAATGATATAGTTTCTTTTAATGTTGACATAATTAAAGATTATGTCAATGATATTGAGAAATCTTATGATGACTATTTTGATAAAATAAATAATTTTTTAGACAATATGCCTACAGATGAAAAAGTAGAAAAAGAAGAAATAATAGAAATAAAAATAAAAAGAAAAGACTCTAATAAATTTGATATTAACAAAATATTAAATAGATCATCTTCTCTTTTGCCACTATTAACTCTTGGTGGATCTTCTTTATTATCAAGTGCAGGAAAAGATAAATCAGGTGATGATACTGATGTAAAAAAAGAAGAAAAAATAAAACCAGAACCACCAAAAACAGAAGAAATACCGCCAGAAGATCCAGAAACAGAAAAATCAGAAACAGAAAAATCAGAAACAGAAAAATCAGATCAAAATCGAGAACAACAAAACCCGACCGGTTTGAAGCACATCGCAACAGTAGGTCCACGTCAACCGTATTATAGAAACCCAACCAAAAATCCATTATATAGATTTAATTATACGGGTAGTAATCCATTATCACCAAAAAGTTCTGAACCTAAAAATTCATTACAATGACAATAAAAAAAGGGGAGCATTGCTCCCCTTAAACTTAGCTATTTGCCAGTTTTTGAAAAAACTCCAATGATTCATCATCGTCGTTATTACTAGTAACCTGATAATCAGTATTAGAAAATTCAGGTTGTTTAGTCTCAGGAATATCCATTTCTGGACGATATACTGGTTCTTGTTTTTGTTCCATATTAAGAACCCGCATAAGACGATCCTTCAACTGATCATAGGACTTAAAATTGGATTCATTTACAAACTCTTGCAAAGAATTTTCTGATTTCCAGATACGCTCCAGTTCAGAATCATCTTCACTCAAAGCAGATGGAGAATCAAACTCTGAACGGTCATAGTTACGATATCCTTCTACATTACGAATCTTGAGTTTGAAATTTGCACCATTCCATAAATCAAATGGGTTTACTGACTCTTCATCAGCAAACTGTGGATTCATAGCTTCATTTAGTTTTTCAAAGATTTTCTTACCATACTTGTAAAGGAATACTTTTCCTTCATTTTCTGGTTTTGCAGAATCAGTGACAACATAAATGTTACTAATAAAGTGCAAACGACGTTTTTGCTTACGAGCAATCTCTTTATCAGACTCTACACCAGAGTTCCATAGTTTTGAATTATACTCAGAAACTGGATCTGGTTTACCAATTGTTGTTAAAGAGTTTTCAATATACCAAAGTCCAGTTGGTCCTTGAAAACCGTGGTCATAAAGACGAACAAAAGGAACATCCTCTTCACTTGGAGGTGGTAGAAAACGAATAATAGCGTAGCCATTACCTGATTTATCTACTGTAGGAGTCCAAAACCGTTCATCTGCACCTTTTTTACCACTGTCTTGGTTTGCCATCTTTGAAAGTTCTGCATTGAGAGCTTCCATTGACTTTTTTCCAGACATACTTTTCAATTTAGAGAAGTCCATAGTATTTCCTTTCGAGTGTTTGAGTGTTTGAGTGTTGAATATGACTCATTTGAGTCAAGATTATATATAACATAATCATTTAAAGTAGTCAAGGACTATTTTCTTTAATTTTTCTTCATTATACTGAATAAATGGTGTGTATTTTTTAATTTTTAACTCAATTTCTTCCCATATTGGTTCATCTTTTAGATTTTTATGAAAATATTTTTCAGTTTTTGTCATTTTAATCAGTATACAGAGTGTTTCTAACGATATTTTGTTACCCAAATACAGTTTTAACACTATTGGGTGTTGATTTTGCTCTATTTTTAGGTTTTGATTGAAGTCATCATCAAGTTTTGATAGGTCTTGCTTAAACAAATAAGTCAAAGACTGTTGTTTCTTCAACCAAGACCTATATTCTCTCTCTGATTCTTCAGAATAGACAAGTTCTTTGATCCAACTTTTGGGATTTTTGATAAAATTAGCAATAAGGAACCCTTGAACATCTTCGTGTTTTGCTAATTTCTGAAAAAATATCTTATCTTTTCTTTTTTCGAATGATTTTTGAGTCATTCGTGACTTACCATTGTATTTTAGGTAGTCAAACCTCTTCTGAGTGAAGTGATTTTTCAATGCAATGTACATTGAAAATGCTTCGAATGGTGTCATTAAAGGGGAAGTCTTTTTGGTTTCTCTAGAATGTTCAATTCTTCTGCTTCATACTGAAGTTTTGACATCATAACTGGATCTTTTTTGATTAAACCTGCAATAAGTTCAACTTCAACATTATTTTGTTCACACCAAGAAACTACACCATCAATGTATTCAAGTTTTTTATCAATACAATATTTTTGTATTTCATTTAGAATATTTTGATGAGTAAAGTTTTCATTTAAATTTATGTTTTTCATAACAATCTCCATAGTTAAGTGGTGGGCTTCTGTTTCCAGGTGCCCACCGAACCCAGACTAGGCTGCTAGAGCATAGTCAAGAGGTGCATTATCGTTTGCAACTATTTAACGGACCCGATAACGGTGGTATCATGCCGGTGATCTAAACTTTCCCTACACTATCAGTCGATCCTATTTGCCGCCCATCAGAAGTATGATACTTCAGACTTTCCTAGCCACGCTCCTGGGCTTTGTACTAGTCTGATTAAGGGTGGAGTCACGGTATTAAGTTATTATTACCTTAGAGCCCAAGTATCATACTTTTGGTGGACGGCAGCGGTACTGCCCCGCTGTCCTGTCTAGTTTCAAGATTGCCTCAAACAATCACAAGTATATTTATACCATATGAAAAATCATTTGTCAATCAATATTATTAAAATAATTTAGAGAATACCATGAAACTTGTTTTTTGTACATGGTATTCTCTATTTTTGTTATGCTAGGACTAAATGAATTAATAGAACAATAGCAACGGATGCTGATAAACCAATCATCATTTTAAGAAAATCCATACCAATAAGA